TAAGTAGCCTTAGCCGCGCGTGTCGGCCTACCCGCCCCTATGCCACTCGGCATACTAAGCCTTCCGGTCGGGCGGCGGTGGCCTCTTGTCCGTTGCCCCCGTCGCGCCCACATGGACGGCGCAGGACTTGAACTCTTACGACAGGTGGCCGGGGCAGTCGGTGCGGGAGAACAGGGGTTAGGCGTTCGGGTTAGATACCGTCTGCAATCTCGATGACAGTCACCTGCACGTCGGCCGGGATTGACGACCCGGACTCGTTTGTCGCAACGTGGCGGATGCCTTCGCCGGGGTCGAGGAGTCGCACGTCGACAACCGAGCGCCCGCCGCCGGATGTCGACGGACCACCCGAGCGGGCCGTCCCCAAGACAAGCGTCTCCAGCGTCTCGCCCGTCGCCAAATACGACCCGCCGCGTTCGACCGTCGCCGCCGTGGTCTGCCCGTTTGACCCCTTCAACTGTATTGGCAGGGCCGTCCCTGCGGTGTCGACCGTAGCCTCGTCGGTGGTGTCCAGATGTGCCTGTCCGCCCGCGCCGATTGTGAGCTGGACGAGCGCCTGTATCTCCGCGTCACTGGGCAGGCCAACGAATACGTCAAACAGTTGCGCGCCGTCGGCGACGCCCGTCACACGGTCCGTGGCAACGTACTCCCGGCGCGTCGTCAGACGATGATATGCTTCAGCGAGCGTTTGCGAGCGCGTGACGCGGACAATCTCACTCATTGTATCGCTCCCACTCGTCGGGGTGGACCTGCGCGGCATGGCTGCCGACGTTCTCGTACTCCGATTCACACCACGGACAGACGCCGGCCTCAATAAGTTGTTCCACGTCGCCGTCGTGCATACCGTCGGTATGCGCGTCAGCAACGCAATGGACACACGGGTCGCGGTCGCCGGGATCGTCCACCCGCCGGATGCGCCCGCCCGTGTTGTGGAGTCGCCGGCAGGTCCGCCGGTCGTGATACGTCCCGTCGCCGTTGGTGTAGGTCATACCCGCCTGTAGCCACCGACGCGCCAAAAAACGAGAGGGTTAGTGAGCCAGTTAGGCGACCGGGCTGACCTGCGCCGCCTGGACGTGCGCCCCGAAGTCCTCCGACACGAGCGTCCCGTAGGCGTCGAAGGCCATCTGCTCCTGGGGAGCGACCTTCGCCAGCGGCTTCATGCTGGTTTCCTGCAGCATCGCGAGATAGGTGGCGTCCATGTTGACGGTGTATGCCTGCTCGTAGGTCGAGCCGTCCGCGCGGTCGAAGATGCGCGGGATGGCGTGGCTCTTGAACACCGGCACGTTGTCCAGCGTCAGCGTCGAGAAGCCGGCGTTCAGTTCCTCCAGGTTGCCCTCGTACCGCTGCTGACTCACGAGGCTGTCGCGGACTTGCTTGTGCCAGTCGAAGTCACAGACGACGGCGAGGGTTTCCTTCGGTGCGCCCGCGAACTCCGACTCATCGATGAGCGTCCGCGTGGCCTGCTCGAAGTCCTCGGGGTTGGCGTTGGCGGGGTCGCCGATCTGGACCGGCGTGTCCCCGTCGTAGGACCCGCCCGTGGCGAAGTCGTTGAGGCCGTCCCACCCGCTGGCGTTGTTCGTGGTCCCAAGGATGATCTGCCGCTCGATCTCCTGTTCCATCGCTCGCATGAACGCCTGCTGAGTCGTGGACTCGGCGTTCCGAAGGTTCGAGGACGCCAGGATGAGCTTGTCCTCTAGGCGGGTCGCCGCCCCGAGGCCCACCACGTTGAATACCGGGTCGCCCTCGTAGGTGGCGTCGGAGTAGGTGTACGAGCCCTCGGTGTCGTTGGTCGTCTCCAGGCCCCAGGAGATAGACGGCTCCTCGGTGCGGGCGGTGGCGACCACTTCGTCGTCTTGGGTCGCCACGCGAGTCATCATGTCCGCCATCGGGAGGCGTTCGGGGTTGATGACGAACACCTCGGCGAGGATGTCCCGCGGAAGCGTCCAGTCCCCGGTGTCGAGATTCTTGCGAATCTCGCGGTAGGTTTCCTGAACGGACCAGCCATCCTCCTGGAGCGAGTTCCACTTTTCGACCAAGGTCTGGCCGTCGAACTCCGCGATGGGCTGGCTCTTGAGGGCCTCGCGCCATTCCTTCTGGAGTTCGACCGTGTTCTCACCGCGGACGCCGGGGGTTTTCATCCCCATCGGGTCGCGGTAGATGGTCATGTCGGCCAGGTCGTTGAAGGACGACTTGAACATCTTGTCCGCGTCCTTCTTAATCTGCGTGCGACTCTTCAGGTGCGGTGCGTCTGCGCCGGGGTCGAAGCTGTTGGTACTCATGAATTAGTCCTCCGCTTCCTCCGCAACTGCCTGATACGACGGCAGGCCACTTGAGGCGGCCCCGTCGTCGGTGACGCCCTGCTGTGCCGTGGCCGTGGCGTCCGAGCCCTTGGCGAGGTTGGCCTCGCTGGCTCGCTTTTCGGCGCTGGCTTCCATCTCGTCGTCCTCGTCGTCCTCGTCGTCGTGTTCCTCCTTGGCCTCGGTGTCGGTGCCCGCGCTGTCGGCCTCCACGCTGTCAATCGCGTCGAGCACCATGCCCAGATCCTTGCCCTCGGCCAGCGTCAGCAGGTCCGACACGTCGCCGGGGTCCATGCCGTGCTCGTCGGCGAGCATGGCGAGCGCCTCCTGTTCGTCCTGTTTTGCCGTGACGGTCTCCTGTAGCTCGCTGACCTGTGCCTGGAGGTCTTTGAGCGTCGGCCCGTCGTCTGCGGTGTCACCGTCGCCGCCGGGGTCGCCGTCCCCGCCGTCGCCGGAGTTGTCCGGTTCCATGCCTCCCGATTCCGGCGCGGTCGCCTTATGTGTGACGGCAATACTAACGTCCTCGCGGGACTCGGCGTCGTTGAACTCTACGTCGTCCACTTCGTCGTCGGGGACACAGTTCGGGTCGCCGTTTTCGTCCAAGCCCACCATCGTATACCCCTCCCAACACGGGTCCTCCTGTTTGGCCGTGTTCGCGGTCACGATTTCCCCGCCGTCAAGCGGCCCGAACCCATCGGCCTCGGCGAACTCGTTGTAGGCGTCGACGTATTCCTCATGCGAGGGCGCGGGCATATAGTGGGGGTCGCCGTCGTATTCGTGTTCGTGCGTGATGGCCTCGGGGTCGCCCTCGAAGCCGAACCGCTCGGCGGCCTTGGCGGCGACGTTCCGACTTGCGTACAGGATTTGGACCACCGACTCGTCGGCGAAGGGGACGGTGAGGTCCTTGGCAAGGTCGCGCTGCTGGTGGGCCCACGCCGCGATTTCGAGACACCCGCCACCGGACGGCGGGGAAAGCGACCGCTCCAGCGGGACGTGCTCGGCCATGCCGTAGATGGACAGGCCAGTAAGGTCGCCCTCTTGAATCCGGTCCCAGGCGTCCGCGCCCCACTCGATGCCGAGCATCCACGTCCCCGCGGGGTAGGTTTCGGTCCCGCCACCGGGCAAGTCAAAGGTCCGTTCCTCCTTGAGCACCCACGACTCGACGGGCTGTCCCTCACCGTCAATTAGTGAGTGGTCCGTGTCCACGCCGCCGTCGGATTTGATGAAGTCGTGCGCGGCCGTCTCGACGGTCGGCGTCGGGGCCACGTCGCCCTCCTTGTCGGGCTCGCGGGGGATCATCGCCGCCGCGTAGGTAATCCGCTGGTCCGGGTCGTCGGCCTTCGAGAGCAGGACCGGCGTGGTCGCGCGGTAGTCCCGCCCCCGACGGCCGCCGCCGGATTTGGTCATCACCCACTTCGAGTCGACGGCGGGCACGTCCACACCACTCACGAGGTCCACGCCCACGTCGGCGATAAGCCCGCTGCCGCGCTCCAGCGCGTCCATGAGTGCGTCGGCGTCCCCGTGGTCTGACTTTTCCTCGGCCTGGAGCGCCCCGCAGATGTTCTCGGCACTCTCCTGGTCGTGGCCCTCCTCCTCGGTCATGGTCTGGATGCAGTCGTCCCAGTCGTCAAATCCCGAGAAGGGCACGGTCGTTCACCATACCCCGGTATCGGGCGACCGGACGCAAAAGCGTAGCGCCGTCACTCCGGCGTCTCGCCGGTCCCCTGCACGGTAAAGTCGTCCTCGCGGGTGTTGTCGATCCCGACGGCGGTAGTGCGGCGCAAGGGAACGACTGAGTCGAGTGTCCCCACAACCGTTACACCGGCCGCGGCGGCTCCGGCAATCGGTTTCCACCCGGTCAGCGGGCTTGTGCCATCAACACCCGCGGCGGCCGTCCCGATGATGTTCTTCTCGCCTTGCAACACCGGCCCCGTCGCATCCAGCGCATACGTGCCCTCTAACACCAGCGTCCCCTCAAGCGTGAGGGCGTCGGCGGTGGCCGTCGTCCCGGCGGGCACAGTCGCCGTTTCGCCCGTCCCGATTGTGCGGACAGTCCCCACCCGGGCACCAGCCGCCGCCGCACCAGTCACCGCACCCGCGCCGTCCACGTCCCCGGTCGCGTCCGCGCCGGCCGCCGCGGCCCCGCTGGCCGTCGTCTCCTGAAGTGCGAGCGTTCCCTCCAGGTCGACGGTCCCCTCCAGTACGAGCGGGCCGCCGGAGTCTGTCTCCCCGTCGGCGACGGTCAGCGTCTCGCCGTCCCCGACCGTAACCTGGGCCATCGCTCAGGTCACTCCAGCACGTCCACGTCCAACTCGCCGGCCTCGAAAAAGACCCGCGTATCGGCCGCGAAGTCCTGGGGCGCGTTAGTGATGGCCGCGCGGTACAACACCCGGCTGTTGGCGTCCGTGGCGTCGGCGTCCTTGATGGCGAACTCTTGGACGGTGATAGTCCCGGTGGCCGTCACCTCGCCGAAGTCCACCTCCGCCGCGTTCTCGAAGGCCGTGGCGTCCGTCTCGGTCCAGTCCGCGGTGCCGACGCCCACCCGGCCGTTCTGGAGGTCGCCGTTCAGTTCGGTGCCGGTGTCGTCGTACAGCGTGACGTAGTACGTCGCGCTCGCGGCGGGGATGTCGGTGCCGTCCACGATGTAGTCGGTGAGGTCCTCGGCGAGGTCAATTCCGAAGTCGTCCATGCGAGAGGCGACGGGGCGGCCGGGCAAAAACGTGCGGGGTCAGCTACGAGTGACGACGCGCACCCGGTCGGCCGTTCGCTTGCGCGTCCGTCGCGCATACCAGAGATTCAACAGCCCGAACGTCAGCCACCCGACGGTGAAGAACAGCGCCAAGTGGGCCAGCAGGGACCCCCGCGAGGCAGTTTGCAGTTCCGTCGTGCGGTCGCCCTCGCTGGCGACGGTGTAGCCCTCGCGGCGGTACTCCGACACGGCCCGCGCGTGGGCGTCGGCGTCGGGGACGGGGTGGTTCCGTGGGTCGGTCATCGCCGTCTCGCCTCCAGTTCGTCCGCCACCGCGTTGGCGAGTTCGCCGTAATCCAGCTTCCGGGCCACCTCGCGGGCGAGGTCGGAGTCGTCCACGCGCCCCTGGCCGTCCGCCTCCGCGGCGATGGCGTCGACCAGTTGCTCGGCGTCCACGAGTTCTGTCACCTCCGGCGGCTCGTCGGCACAGCGGCGGATATACTCGTCCCACGTCTCCCCGTCGCGTTTCGCCTCGCGGGCGATGTCCCGGCCCTCGGCTGTCACCGGGATTCGGGTGTCGTACTCGGTCATGTTTGCTCCCGTTCGGCGTAGTGTTTGCCGATGTTCCATGCGTTTGAACATGGTTCGCAAACGACAAGCGCACACGGTGAGCCTTCGCGGTCGTATGAGGATACGTCCGTCTCCGCGTCACGTTGACAGCCGGCTACTTCGCAGCGGTGTGTCGTACCCATCAGTATTCACCCAGTCCGTGGCTCAGGTCGTTCGACTTGCACTCGTCGCATCGTTCGCCGCTCTTTGCCACCGGGTTGTGACACCCGACTGCCGAGCATTTTGTCATGCTCATACGCCCACCGTAGCCTGTGAGACTATACAATCGGTGGGTTACTCGTAGATGAACAACATATCAAAATCGCCGTCGTAGGTATCCAAATCAACCGTGGAACTGTGGCGAGCAGTCATGAAGTCAAGGTCCGTGTCAGCGTAGATTGAATCAAGTTCCGACCGGACAGGTTCACCTTCAAGCGACGTGGTGGCGAAGATAAACGCCGACCCGTCCACGTCCGCAAAATTAACCACGTTATCATTCTCGGCCAGTTCAAGCGGGCAAACCTCGAAGTTTGCTTCCATACTTCTATGTTACACGGGGTACACCATAAGTGTAACGGTTTGTGTTCCACCCGCCCGTGAGAATAGTACCCGGCGTTACGGCGACCCGTCGCCCGCGTAGTCGTCGCGGTCCACCGTCTCGGGGTCCCGAAGGATCGTCGTACACCGACAGCCGATACCTCCGGCCGAATCCCCCTGGACTGGCTCTTTTTGCGTCCCGCGCTCGGGGTACTCGACAACCCACGAATCGCCGGGGTGCTTCCATGTCCCGTCCATCTCGGCGTGGGCCTCGCGCACCCGGTCGTCGCCCGCCGTTTGCCACACCTCCACCTTGTCGAGTTCCGCCGCAACCTCACTCCGGGCGTTACCCGTGGCGACGTGCAACTCCTGGCGGGCGATCCGCTCCGCGCCCGTCCACCCCTCGTTGATGTCCGCCTGCGCGGCAATCTCGTCGGCGATGTCCTGTGTGCTGTCACCGTCGGCCCACCCCTCCCCCACGGTATCGAGGATGTCCTGTTGCATTTCGTCCACGAAGGCGTCGGCAAACTCCACCTCGCGGTCGGCGAGTTGGGCCTCGATCGCGTCCACGTCCACGTCGGTGTCGGGCTGGACGCCCGCCGTCTCGGCGAGGGTGTCCTCCACCGTCTCGCGGGCCGCGGTGGCCGTCTCGTCGCGCAACGCCGCCTGAATCCGGGCGGCCACGTCGGAGCCGCTGATTATCTCCCGGAGCTTGCGGGCCAGCGCCGCAATGGACTTCTCGGTTTCCTCGGCGGCCAGGCGCTCGATAATGGCCTGAATCTCACCGTCCGATAGCACTTCGTCAAAGAGCGCCTGCACGTCGTCGGCGATCGCCTGCTGGAGGTCTTCGACCATGCCGGGCTGCACGTCGAAGGTCGGCCACTCGTCAGTCTCGCGCAGGGGCTCGTCTTTGGCGACGTTCGCCTGCGTGTCGGCCGCGACATCAATCACGTCGGCCTGGGACAGCGGCGGGAGTGGTTCGGTGGACGGCGACAGCGCCGACTCCGGTTTCGCGGTGTTGGGCTCGCCCTCCACCGCCAGATAGGCACTTTCGTCGGCGTCCCACTGATGAATTGGGTAGACGGGCTCGCCGTCCGCGCCCGTCACGGGGTCGGGCATCCCGGGCGGCTGGATGCTGTCCGCTGGCGGCCCGGCGACAACGCCGTGGTAACGTTCGCCTTGCCAGGTGTACGTGACTGTATCACCGGGCTCGAAGGCCGCCTTCTGTGCGTTTCCCGAACCACCCACGATTTTGTAGGTCGGTTCCTCGCCGCGGGCGTCGGCCACCTGGTCGGATTTGTCTTGGGCCCACTCTTTGGCCCGGCCGTCGCCGGTCCCACCCCACAGCGCGTATTGGACCGTTCCACAGCCGTCGGTCCATTCCGCCTCGCCCCAGTCGGTATAGTTGCCGTCAAGCCCCGCCACGTCCTCCTCGTGAGAAGTCAAGTAGGCGGCGATTTCGTCAACGGTGTCCGGCCCCACCTCGTCGTTGATGAT